GGCGTGCAACCCGCACGATTCTCGGAAATAGCCGTGGCTAAAGCTCTTATCGGTGTTAATTTTCATTCCGAACAGAGGCAAGTAGTCATAAATGGCTTGAACACAGCTACGGCGAACAATAATATCATCACCATAGACGTATACATCCCGAGTATTATTCCGTGCGATCGAGGAGTGTTGTAGAATGGCCTTTATAATAGAAAAATGTACTAGGGCCATAATGGGGAAACAGATAGCCGATCCCATCGGTGCGATTTTGTTAACGGGCATCTCTTCAATGAATTTGACGCCCCGCACTTTTGGTAAGGAAACCGACCTTGTCGAGCAAGCTTCAATCGCTTTTAAAAGCTCTTTATTCTCGCCGAACAAGTAACAAACCAGCTTGCGAGAGATCCGATCGGAAGCGGAAGACATATCAATCGTCGCCCACTCACCCGAAATAGACCCCTTTAAAGCTAGTTCTCGGTTAACCAACTGTGATGTAAAATTCACATACCCTTTAGTTACAGGGTGGCTCTCAACGCGCTTGTATAACGCACGCCGTAACGCCTGTTGGTGCCACTGAACCTCGTTCTCCTCAATGCAAATCCCCCTCATTTTCGTAAACGTTTTAGGAACGAATTTAAAACGTGAAGAGGGACTGTGGTCAGACACAAGTAATGTTTTCGTGTCTTTTGGTATCCGCCTGCCAATCCGCAAGGAGCGGGGGTGATCTTCCCACCATTTACAACCCTCCCTCTGGTTTCTTACGAAATCAGGAGGGGCATAAGGAGGTTTAAACCACTCGTCAGGATTAAAAACTGACATTAGCTCGTCGTACCACACGCTCGGACGAAAACGATGCGCGTGCTTCACGGGGTGATTACATGCGCCAGGGCCTGGCCTCGGACGGAAGTCCTCAGCTTGCTCTGGGTCAAATGGGTTTAACCCATCTAAAACGTGCCCAATTAACTTACGGGCATCGCGTGCAATATCCCTCACGGGTTCTTGTGACCAGTCGATATAATTTAGATCAATATCGGTCTGGATGAAGTCAAGGAGCTGATCCTTGAGTAGCTTTTCATCAGCAGTGCCTTCTAGTTTTTTGAAGGCAACGCAAAACTGGTAAACCAGCTTCAGGTTCTTTACTGCTAAGCTGGACGTGGAATCTGCATATATCGGAGCAACTAGCCCCCTCAAGAAGACGGGGTGGTGTTGCGTCCTGGGGATTTTAAATCCAGGAAAGTCCGATTTGCCAGTCTCGAGATAGCCTAGAAGGCCGTCAAGAAAAACTGGTAGGCGTACAGTAGCAAACTGTAGCCCTTCTGCAGCCATTCGTCGAGATAGCGTTGAGCCGTCTCGGCAAAAGTCAGCGTATCCATATCCAGGTTGTTGGTCCCTAAGATCAGAGAGCAGAGCCATGAGAAAGCTACACACAGTATTACATAGTGCGCGGCTTTGGCTGTCCGAGTTGGTCTCGGCGTCGTTTTTTGTTTGTACATCGACGCTTGGAACCTCACGGTATTTTTGCTTGAGGGAGTTGCTATTTCCCTCTTCTGATCTACCCCCTCCATAGGGGGATTTGTTGGCTCTTCCGGCCCGGTGGATTTTGTCCATCTGCGCCTCCAGCCAACGGCCCTCGCTAACTCTGTGTCAGAGAAGGTTTTGTTAGGGTTAAAAATCAACTCTAGCAGCACGGAGAGGACCCTGAGTAATAAATGAACTTTTACAGGGATTTGGGGCATAGCTAGATCTTGCCTCCTCTAAAGCCGGCAACAAAGCCGGACTCCTCGAGTGCGTCGATAAGAATGTTCAGCTCTGACTGCAGCTCTGCGGTTGAAAACCGCGTGTCCGCAGTAACGGTCAAGTTAATCGTAACGGGTTGAAGATCATCCGTTTCAGTGTCTGCTGCAGGGTGCAGTTTGACACGACGTGACAACAAGTCACGACGAAAACCGTTTCCCAAGGTACGCTGGTCATGTTTCACGACCAGCTGAGACTCTGCTGTAGGATCCGCAGCGTCTTCCAACCAAATCCCTGAAATACTTTTGGGATCGGAAGGATCTTGGTACAGGAAGCTAAAAGACCTATCGGTGGTAGAACCACCATCATCTGACAGTACTACTGGGTTAGTGAAAAGGGCCATTGGACTTATCCTTTCGTTAGTGAATATTAATCACACTGACGTAACGCCGCCAGATTAGCGTCACCCATTAAAGGGTGAAGGGTAATTTCATAAGAAGCCTCGACAGTTGTAT